TCCAGCTGCTCCACCTGCGGCAGGCGATGTTGCTGTGTCATATGCAATGTGTAATCTTCCTTGTTCTGACCAAACTACTTGATCTGATGCCATAGGCATCTCTGCTCCAACCATTCTTAAGAAACCAGTGATAGTACGGTTACCGTATCTTTCTACTTCTTTCTCATAAACTTCGGGTAAAAATTGTTGAGTCCAGGTCATATCTGCTAAAGATAAATAGTTATCTCCAAACAGCCCCTTAACTGGTCTCGGTGTAAGGTGGTTTAAATTTGCCAACGTTGCTGGCGCTACTTCAAATGCCATAATAAATTATTTTAAATGTGTTTAAATGTTTTAATTCGTAATTTTGAATCAGCGGCTCCTGAATCGACTGATCTAACTGTAAACCCATTAGAAGATTTCACTTCCTGATGAACGCCTCTCGCTCCCATCTGGACATTTTTGCTTTTCTCCATACTTGTTTTCATGGCATCGGCTTTACCTTGCTCATAAAAATGATTTGCAATTGAGTCTGCATTCATAGCTGTGAATAAACCCTTGTGATAACCTTTAGCATCTGACATTTCATTTTTTTCATTCAAGAACTTCTTGACAAAATTGTTAATGTCGCTTTGGTTTTCTTTAATAGAGTTAGCATCTTTAACTTTAAAACGATATTTTTTATCCCCGACTTGATAATCAAAACCTTTGAAATCATCACCGAAAACATTGTTCGTTTTATTTAAAAACACTTCTGTTTGCCTCTCAGCTATTTGAGTTGCCTGTTCATTTTCTTTTGTATAGCGATTGAAAAATTCTACCGCTTTTTGTTGCTCAGGCGCTAATTTAGAACCTGCTTTTATTTCTTTATAGTATTTAGATTTTAATCCATCTAAATGATTTTTAGCCTTAGCTAATTCTTCTCTTTGTGATATTTTTTTACGCCTTACATCTCTTTCGTCATCAACGTCTTCATCAAAAGAAAACTTATCTTCCATAAGAAAGTCAATATCTTCTTTTTCTAAATGTGGTCTTGTGTTTTCGTAATATTCTCTTAATAATTGGTTATCGTTTAATTGAGTATAATCTTGATTAAGTTTAACATAATCCTCTAGGCTACCACCTGTTTCTTGCATAAACTCTACAACCTTTTGTATGTTTTCTGGTAAAGGCTCTGCTGTGTCCTGCGATTGCTGTACAGCTTGTTCAACTTCTTGTTTTAATTCTTCTGTTTTTTCTACAACCTCTTCTTCGGTTATTTCTTCGAGAACGGATTCTTCAGCTTGAACGGGCTCTGGTTGTTGTGGTATTTCTTTTTCCACTTCTTGTACAGGTTCGGTTTGTTGATCTGCAACCACGTCTGCTGTTTCTTGCTCTTTATTGGCATCTTCTTGTGGATTATTAATTTTGTTTAAATCTAATTTAATATTACCGTTTTCTTCATTTATTGAAGCTACCGGATTAATATCTTTTTTAGGCTCGGCTTTTTCTTCAACCGCTTTTTTTACAGGAGCTTCTACTTTTTGTTCCGCTACTGGTTCTTTTTTTTGTGGTGCTTTAATTTTAAAGCTACCTTCTGTTTTAATTTCTGACATGATAAAATATTATATGATTGTTATTATTATTATTACCTAGGATCAAACGCACCTAAGCCAAATCCACCGCCCATTGTATCGTTTCCTCCGGATTCAAAATTAGTAGGGGGTGTATCATTTTTTCTTTGAGAGATCATTTCACTCTGCTGTGTACCTTGTATTCTTGTACGTTGATCTTTACGATCTTCTATTTCTTTTTCTTTAGCTTTAGCGTTATCTACCTCAATGCCCTTTAGCTGCATGTTGTACTGGAATTCTAAAGCCATTAATTCTTTCTTAGCCCCAACCTCTACGCTAATTCTTTGCTGCTCAATTTGACCTTTTAGTTGTTCTAATTGAGATTTAGTTTGGAATAAAGCTTGATCTTTTTGAACTTCAGCTTGTGCTGCCACTTGCTGTGCTTGAGCATTAGCTTGAGCTTGAGCTTGTATGTTCGCTTGTTGCTCTTGTTGTAATCTTTCTTGACGTTTCTTTTGTCTAACTTTTAACAATTGATTAGCTAGTTTAAGATTTTTAACTTCTCTTATATCGATTGCATCGGATAAATCAATTAATCCAGCACTTAAAGCCTGTTGAACATTGTTTTCTAAAAGTTGTTTTTCTTCATCATCAGGGGTTAATTCTAAGAATATACCAAAGTCATGCAAATGAAGATCTTTCATCTCGTCTAAAGTGGCTACATTAAATCCACCTATCTTTTGTATAAAAGATTCTTTAGCTGGATGATATTCCAGTATATCTGATATTCTAAGAGATAAACATTCTGCAGTTTCTCTAGTTAAATAAAGTCCTGCATCTAATATATGTCTTGTTGCTGTGTTTGAATTAGCCGCCGCCATTTTCTGTACACCAACCAAAGCTCTTGCATCTGGAGTACTTCCGTCTCTTGCTTCATTAAGACCGGTTACATCTCTTATCATTTGTAGATAATAATTGTAAGTTGATATTAATGTTTGTAGCTTTTGACCACCACTCCCTGTTTGAACTTCTTGAATTGGCACTTTGCCAGGATTCATGTCACCTTCTTGTGTAAACGATCTACCTATAATAGAACCTGTTTGGAAAAACATATTTAATGCTTCCTGAGGATTATAGTTTGTGCCGTTACCTAAATCAACTTCATTAATACCATCAGCATCTAAATAAACACCATCCGGTATCATTCTTTGTAATACTTGCTGTAACTTTAAATGCGTTAATTGTATCATATCCGCAAAAGCAGTACAACGACTTACTATTGATTCAATTTTACCTTGGTACATTCTTGGTGCTGTAATGGCGTAATTCATTTTAACCTTAGTGCTATCGCTTTTAGGTCTCATCATATTTTTAGCCATCTCCCATTTAAGAACAATATCTGTTCCTAATATCATAACACCTTCGTATAATACTTCTAACGATCTTGACATTTTGCCAAATTGCTCTTCGTACATTTCAATCGGTGGATTGAACTGATCGTCTCTAACAATTATCTTGGATGCTCCAGTAGCAGTTTCTTTTACTTTATAAACCTCGTTCATGTAAGTTTTATAATTAAAGTAAAGTACTTGTACTATATTTTGATCCCTATTATTATTGTTTGTATTGCTTATATTATTATTCCAAACACCGTAATTTTGAGATCCTTGCTGCTGGATTTGCTCCATCTGCTCTTCGGTTAGGTTCGGAAACTGCTTTTTAAGCTCGTTTAAGGGCACGAATTTAACTTCCCCTGCATAATATATATCTTGAAAATACGGGTCCTCTGTGTAAGAATAAATTAAATAAGCCGGATCAACGTATTCTACGGTAACACCTTCTGATTCTGTAAAATTATTCTTAACAGCACCTATTCCAAGCGTTGTAAGATCGTAATAATATCTTTTCTTTGTTAAGTCATATCTGTTTTCATCAAACATAACACTCAAAGCTTCTTCTTCTGCTATTTCAATTCCTTGCTTATAGCTTAGTTGCATGTGTAAATCTAATTCCTCCTCTGAATCTGGTAATCTATCTGGGTTGTTTTCAAATAAATTAATACCAAAGTTTTCTTGAGCGAATACATTTAACTCTTCCGTTTGCAAGTCTCTAATAATAGATTCCATATACCTAGTTCTTTTACTAACTCCGTATGGATCTTGTGAATAAGCTGTTAAATCAAATGATCTGTCTGCTATTCCATTAACTACTATATCAACAAATTTAGATAATATCGGCACTGGCTTCCAGTCTAAATTCAAATAAGACAAATCACCATTTATAGACATTTCGTCTTTATACTTTTGTATAGGCTGTTCTCCCCTTGCATATAGCCTTAAGCTATGGAACGTATTTTGATTACTCCTAAATCTTGTAACACCAGAGTTGTTCGAGAACCACTCATTTTGAATCGCTCTTCCAACTTGGAGTCCGTAGTCTCGTGACATTTTCTCTGCATCACTTGCAACTTGACTTGGGAAAAAACTATTTACTACTCCTGCCATATTACTATTTTATTATTTTTGATGATGATCCCTCGATTTGATATTTAGCAAATCTTATACTAATTGGTGCTCTTTGCATTTTATTGTTTGGTCTGTACAAATCTTTATGACAAGCCATAATAGCGAGCCCAGAGCTAATAGCGGCATCAAATTTTGTTCTATTATTTATATCGAATTTAGACCAGTCTTGTAACGTTTCGTTAAAGTACATTGTTCCGTATTCGTTTTGGTCGTTTAAACCTACGTGCTTATCTATATACATTTCAATAGCAGCCGCGTGAGCTTGTTTTATATCTTCACTTGAATTAGGTATTCCACCTATTTCTCTTTCAGTTACGGATAACTTGTTCCATAATTTATCTGGTCTATTCATTGAATATCCCCTGTAGCCTCTTCTTTTAAAATAATATAAAAGCCTAGGTTTATTATTTTCACAAAGTAAAGGCATGCCATAGAATACACAAGCCATTAATACGTCCTCAAAAAACATTTCTGCTGTTTGTGGTCTTGCAATATATTCAAGAAAAAAAGTACTTGGCGGAGCATCTTCCATGCTAAACTTAGTTAAACCGTGTAAAGCTCCTTTAGATCCTCTTCCATCTGTTGTTCCTGATATATCATAACTATCACAACCGAATGCGCCCATGTGCTCATTACCGGGCCATCTAATACCATTTTTAGATATTTGCCTATTTTGTATATTGTAACCAGGTATCCAGCTTATAAGAAATCTTCCATTTGGATTTGGTGAAAACATCACTTTAGAATCTTTTACCCCATGTTCCCATTGGAAACTACCTCTTGTTAAAACATTGCTATTGCCTAAGTCTTCGTTGTAATCTATTTGTTCGTATATTTTTGCTAAATTAAATATACTATTTTTTGTTTCGTCTCTAAACGCGTGCTCTTCCGTTCTTGGGAATTGTCTGTAAAATTCATTTAAAGCATCTTGATCTCCTTTTAATCCCTCAACTTCAT